CCTTTGGCTATGCCATCCAAATAGTCAGTCATGGGAGGATATTCCGCTTGGCGTTTGTATTTGTATGCCTCTGGGTCAGTCCATGCGTTGACTGCATCCATATCAACAGTTACTTTATTGCCTTGGGCATCAAAAGCACCAGCCGTATCATCAATAGTAACGACTTGCGGATATAGTGCGTAAATAGCTTCGTGGTTCATGCCGCTATCTCCATGACTGTAATTGTTGATGCACTTCTACCACTATAATCATAGTTATCGTCTCCCCAAGACCTATTTAAATAAAAAGTTCCGCTATAAGTAACGCCTAAAGTTGCTTGCAATTTGTATGTTATTGCACTTGTAGATGCGGATCTTGTTGTGTCAAGAAATGAATTTGATACTGGACCTATATCATAGTTGTATTGACTTCCGTTTGGTCGCCATATTGCGGAATCTCCAAATCGATTGCCTGACACATCTCCTTGACCAATACTGGTTGAATCACGAAGCAATCGAATATGAATTGTTGCACCCGTACTTTGAGAAACACAAGCTGTATACATCACAAACATTCTGCTATTAGTTGTTGTTGGTGTAATTGTTACTGACATACCAGTAATGTCAACAAAAGTATTTGTGTTGGATGAAGCAAAACTTGTGGTATCAGTTTTAGTTGAACTAACCACTTGCAACACAGAACCAGTAGGTAATGCAGCTTTAGGAATAGACTGACCGCTAGAGCCTGTGGTGATGATTGTTCCTGAGCTACCCGCACTCGCTCCATTTATTGTACTTACTGGCATTATCTTGCTCCTTCTAATTCAGCGATGCGGACTGCTTGTGCATCTACGACTGCTTTGAGTTCTTGGATAGCGGCTGTTAGTGTAGCTACTAAATATGAAGTATCAACACCTTGATGAACAGGGTTGCCTTCTTCATCTACGGCATCTTTTTCACCAGTAACGCAATCAGGTACTACCGCCTGTAGTTCGTGTGCAATAAAGCCTTGGCTTGTTTCGCCTGTTGATTTCCAAGTGTAAGTTACAGGTTTTAACTGTGTAACCTTTGCTAAAGCACCTGTCATTGGTGCAATGTTTTCTTTTAAGCGATAGTCTGAAGATGTGTTGTACGCTGTAGAAGATGTAGTAACAGAAATAGCACCTACATTAGTGCCTGCCCGTCTAAAGTCAATAATATTGCCGTCATCTGACCGATTTAATAAAAACGGCAGACCGCCACCAGTATTAGAAATAATAACTTGCATACTATTACCTGAGCCAGTTGGATTAGCCCTAAAACCACTATCAAAACTAGATGTACTTGTAGTTCCAAGCAACACAGTACCAGCAGAGGTAATACGCATCCGTTCTGTGCCACCAGTATATAAAGCAGTAGTGTCCCATTGTGAAGCAGTAACACCACCAAAAGCTAATATGCTTCCTGATGGATTTTTAATAGCATCGTAAGTACCACAAGTTAAATAAACACCACCAACGGAATTAAAGTTAGGGTTTCCATTAACTTCTAAAATATAAGAACCACTTGGTGTTGTGCCAATGCCTACTTTTTGAGCAGTTGAAATAGTTACCGCAGTAGTAGGTGAAGAACCAGTTTGTAATGTTAAGCTGGAATTCCCACTTGCTATATTAGTTATAGTTCCTAATTGAGCAGTGCCAACAGTGTTCTGGCTTGGAGTAATGACTTGCGTGGTGGTGCTTAGATAACGTACATAGACGTTATTAGTTCCGCTTGATGGTGCGGAGGTCATGGTCAGCGTTGTGCCACTCAGGGTATACGCATCGTTGGGCTGCTGGACTACGTTGTTGACTGTGACTTGAATGTCATTAATCGAGCCTACGGTGCGGGATAAGGTAAACGCAGTCTGTGAGCCTGTGCCATTAAAGTAGTCTGTGCCAGAAACAAAGTTCTGGGTGGTTGGTGTATTACCAAGATATGCCATGGTCTACCTCTTAGGCTATTTCTAACAATGAGCAAACTACATCGGCACTGCTTGCAGCTGAAGATATTACTTTTAATGCATCAGCAGCTTCTAATACAACCTTCTGATCTCCACCTACAATAACCAATGATCCACCTACAGGTACCGTAGCACCTTTAATCAAGTAGTAATCTACTGCTGAAGAAGTGACATACGCATCACAAGTGATTGGGGATGATGTAGTATTAGCTACTGACAGTCCGATTAATGTAGTTTGTGTTGCCGAAGGAGCAGTGTATATCGTGGCAGCAGATGTGCCTACACTTTTACTGAAAGAGTTTTTGAATGTATTTGCCATTTGTTTTCCTTATCCCAATGCGATTGCTAAAGCTACTGCTGTACCTGCAGGGTCACCAGAAGTAATAGTTGTAAATGATAAAGTCCCTGATCCATTTGTTTGTACTACCTGTCCATTTGTACCATCAGTAGTAGGTAATGTGAATGTGCCTACGAAAGATGTTAGGTTACTATCATATGCCTGTATGTCGGTACCAATTGTTAAACCTAAAGATGTCTTTAGTGTGGCTCCCGATTCAGCTACAAAGTTAGTACCGTTACCAATAATGACTGCGTTATCTGTTGGTGTTAAACCAGCAATGTCAGCTAACTGTGCGTCATAGCCCTGCACATCTGTACCAATTGCAAGACCTAGTGAGGTCCTTAGTGTGTTACCTGTCTCTAATACAAAGTTAGTACCGTTACCAACAATGACCCCGTTATCTGTTGGTGTTAGTCCAGCTACATCAGCTAACTGTGCATCGTAACCCTGTACATCGGTACCGATTGCTAGACCTAATGAGGTCCTTAATGTAGCACCAGATTCTAATACGAAGTTAGTACCGTCACCAATTATAACACCATTGTCGGTAGGAGTCAACCCTGCTACATCAGCTAACTGTGCATCGTAAGCTTGTACGTTTGTACCGATAGCAAGTCCTAGATTGCTTCTTGCAGTACCCGCATCAGTAGCACCTGTACCGCCATTAGCAATAGCCAATGTGCCAGTAATATCGGCAGTGTTAATCTCAATTGCATCCCATGAGCTATTAGTACCATCCGTCTTGAGGTACTTGCCTGAGTTAGATGTCTGTGTTGGTAGTAAATTATTTAATGCAGTATTCGCTGTAGAAGCACCAGTACCTCCATCAGCAATAGCTAAGTCAGTAATGCCAGTAATAGAACCACCAGTGACGGTTACGTTACTTGCATCCTGTGTAGCAATAGAACCTAAACCTAAAGAAGTTCTAGCAGTAGCACCAGACTCAGTAACAAAGTTAGTTCCGTTGCCTACAATAAAATTATTGTCTGTTGGGGTTAAACCTGCAACATCCGTTAGCTGTGCATCAAAAGCCTGTACATCGGTACCGATTACTACGCCCAATGTAGTACGAGCAGCAGAGGCATTAGCATCATCTACAAGAGTTCTACCGAATGCAGAGAAGTCAGCTACTGCTGCTGTTCCTGAACCAGTAAAGTATGGTACCTTATCAGCTGCTGAAGTTAAACCAGCCAATGCAGTGAGTTCTGCATCCAGAGGTTGCTTAGCATCTAACTGGGTTTGAATAGCAGAAGTGACACCATCAACAAAATTTAATTCAGTACCCGTGGGGGTAATGACAGTGCCATTTATTTCTAAGGTATCAATGTATGCAGTACCGTCAATGTATGCATCTTTGAACTGGAATGTAGCAGAACCTAAGTCTACTGTATCATCCGTCTTAGGGGTTACTGCTCCTGTGGATACAACAAGATCTTGGGCAGGACCTACCTTTGTTACAGGAGATCCGTTATTGGCACCATCATGATTGTGTCCAGTTGAGGCATTAAAAGCTGACTGTAACGAATCAAACTCTCCATCTAAATCTGACGCATTAATAATGTTACCATCAGCAATGTTATTAACCGAGTCGTTACGAATGTATCCAGTACCCATGTTTTACCCTATCGTCTATCGTAAGTCGAATATTCTAAAGTTGCAGCGTCAAGTGAGAATGCAGGATCTGTACTCTCAGACACAAACTGCAAAGATACTGTAAATCCAGATCCTACTACCTGTGTCTGGAATAGTTTCTTTAATTTGGTTCCGTACCGAACAGTTCCATAGGTAGCTGTAGATGAGCCATAAAAACCTACAGCACCTGTTTGATTTGATAATGTTATGGTGTCAGGCTGTATCACACCCTCATCGTCAAAGTCAAGCTTTAAATTGACTGAGGTTGTTACACTTCCTAGTGGATCTGTATATAAGAAAAGCTTATAAAATGCTTTACGAATACGTGGATCTTCCATTGGTACAAATGGGGTAGAGAAGGTAGCAATAATATTAGCACCATCAAAACTATTACCCTGTTCCATTTCATACACATAACCATCTGTATTAGAGAACACAGCAGTTTCTACCCTGCCATAATAATCACTATCAGCTACGTATGCTTTAATACCCCTTAACTCAGCCCACGATAATGCACCAGTCTGGTCACCGATTGTCTGAGTACCTAATACTCCTACCGCATTCTGAGTAGTAACATTCCCATTGTATCCAAAGATACGGTATTGAGATTTCTCTCGAATTACCACACTAGAGAAAGACGTACTAGATCCAGTAAAGGCTGTCATCTCGCTCTGAATAGGTTTGGATACTACCGCAATACTAAAGTCTCCTACCTTATCTGTAGCACCGAGGAGACGTAAACCGTCAGGTCCTAAGAACATAATATCAGACCCAACCTCTTGGATTGTATCTGTGTCTACGCAACCTATGTTTAATGTAATTGGTTGCAATACAAAGTCACTTAAGGTATTACCTACTAATCTACTAATTTTTTGTTGGCTAAATATAATTAGTTGTTCACGGAATACAATTAAACCAGTGATAGCATTTCCAACACTAATTATACCAGACCCATTAGCTGGATTAAAATCACTGTCTGTATAAGGTGAAGTAAAAGTTAACTTGTCACCCTTAGCAAAGAACAATTGATTCTTAAACCATACAACATGTTCCGCACCCACAACATCTGCAGGAGCATCATGTAATTCTACAAATGATGTGCCGTCATATAAGAATGGTACATTGATACTATCAACACCACATACTTTTTCTGTGGTAGAAATTCTGTACTTCTCAAAACGATACTTTGTTGCAGCGTCTCTGGATGCAGATAAAAAAGTTATTGCTGCATTGTCTGCGGGGCTAGATGCTAAAGCAGGACTAATTGCTAAGGTAGCACCGCCACTAGTAACTGTTGCATCCGCAGTAACGGTGTATATTAATGCTACACCTGCAATGCTAAATGTATCACCAGTTTTAGGTTTGCCAGTTAATCCGTCAACAACTAAGCTACTACCAGTTTGACCAGCACCATTCACTAATACAGTTCCATATGCTGGATTACTAATCTTTGTCCAACCACTACCTGTGCTTCTATATAAACTATTATTACGTGCAACAATTACTTTAGCAGTCCATGCTGCTACGCCTTGAATAGTGCCAGTGCCTGATGTAAAAGTAATAACTGCTTGATCGGCAGGACTAGATGCTAGGCTGGTTGTTAGTGTAAGTGTTGCACGCTTAGTAGCTGAATTATATGAAACACCACCAGTACCAATCGTATACGTTCCAGTTACACCTGCAATAGTAAATGTATCTGTTTCTACAGGCGAAAACATTAGATTGCCTATTATGAGTGTGCTGCCTGTCTGCCCACTACCATGTACTTTAACATCACCATACGCAGGGACGATAGAACTATCATACTTATCAAATCCTTCAATGCGTCTATAGCCACCCTCTATAGAAGGTTCAAAGTTACGCAGTATCCTAGCACTGCCCGGTAGCTGAATACCGTGCTGCAAAGGGGACAGATTTGTGATTAACCCACCCCTAAACTCAAACGGGTATGTAATCCATCTATCAGCCATTAATTAACCCTAAAGCCAGCAGTGTATCTTTTATTTTGTGGAAGCATAGTAGAGCGTACATATTCGGTACGATTGATCAACATGATTCTCATATGCTTTAAATTCTGTTCAAACTTTGCTTTAGCTACCGCTGCGTCTTGGGTATTACCCCTAAACATATATGCATAGTAAGTAGCACCTTCAACAATAACATGCCTATACATTTCAGGTATCAAAGGAACATCTGTATACGCAGATAAATCTGTAGTCACTGTGTAATATTCATACGTTAGTTCGTATGCTTCCTTAGGTGTCTGTACTAATACAAACTGTCTGTTTGGTGCCTGTACAATAAAAGACGGGATGTCCCGTAAACTTGTATCTGCATTATATTCTTGATCTACAAACTTCTCTAAGTACTCTTCGTAAGACAGAATCTTTAATTTGACTGTCTCATTATTAAACGTAGTATTCTTCCTAATACGAAAAGAATCGAAATCAATTACTTTCGCATTAGCAGGATAGCTATACCTACTCGTGCCTGCAGTTAGTGTTGTTGTTTGAGTTGTATGATTCCAATGCCATTGAAACTCTAACTGATTAATATCTTGAATAGCAGCATTAACTGCATCTTTAGCATGTGAATAGAAACCTTTTGCAGAGCTAAAATTAGAACTTGTTAGCTCTACTTCATTTAGTTTTCTGTTAATGTCATTAACTAAACCCAAGAAATCGTAAGCCACTATATCACCTTATTGAGATGTATAAATAAAGAAAGGCAGGGGCTTGTGACCCCCGCCTTATATTGCACTACTTAAGCCAACTGATCACGATCTACTTCGTCAGCTACGATACGACCATCTACATTCATAAGCACAGCCCAAACACGGACTACGCCAG